ATCGTTTATTAAACCTTGCTTGGTTAATACTTCTGCAAAATCATGATATATAGGTCTTAACTTTCCGTTATTTTTTGTATCGGTATCATAGTTATTTTTTTCTACTGTAGGAGTATTAAATGGACCGCCTTGGAAACTTGGACCTCCTGGAAGACCCGGAATCATTTGGTTGAAAGGTATAGGCATTGTTTGCCCTACTATAAAAGGCTTTGATAAAAGACCGTCTCCAAATGCCACTAAAACTGTGTTACCTACATCAGGCGGTGGTGTCCAAATACCATATGAATGTAAAGAATTTTCGTCTAGTGTAATGTCATCGTCTCGTACAAGATTAGGATTAGATGCACCGTAAAATTGTGAGGTATACATACACTCAAATAAATTTTTCTCTTTAGGTGATTTGTTTAATTCTGGAATATTAACAGAAACTTTTCCGGTTCTTAATGCATCTTTATTAAAGTCTACAATTCCTATATATATCCCCCAGAATCTCTCTGTAGAATTTCTATCAGCATAAGGGTTACTATATGTGGCGCTCATATTATTTAGAGCATAAAACCATTTAGGCATTAAATCATACCTCCTCTCCTATTTGCCTTCCAGGCTTTATAGGCTTCTATTTGCTCACTAGTCATAATACCTGAGCTTGTTACTTCTTCTAAGGTAACTGCACCTGAATTAAGCCACGTATCTATATACTCAGGATTATCAAATCGCTTTTTATCATCTTCACTTAAGACACCATCCTGACCGGCTGTATCTCTAAGTCTTTGTTCGAATTCACTTCTTATATCGTCAAGTGCATAATCGTCTTTATTTTTTATTTTAGATAAATCTAATGCCATTTCTTTATATGTTTCTAATTGTACTGTAAATCTTCCATTATCAAAACTACTTATAACATTTTTAATTCCGTATATACCAGTTATGAAATAACTTTGTTTTCCTACAGGATACAATCCTGTATTCGCATCTTCATCATTAGTAAAAGGATCAAAATACATAGGTTGTCTCAATTCAAAAAGTATAAAATTATCACCTCCAAATGTGTTCAGATATTCATCTGTGGATTTTTCATCTTTCACATCAGGTATTTTATTATAATTAATACCTCCTGTTTTATCCGGCTCACCTAAATACCAAGGATCTCCCCTTAGTACCATATTTAAATTATACAAAATATCTATTGCATCTTTCTGACCGTATCTATAACCAAATAATGTTTGTCCGGGTGTAGCAGGTCCTCCTGAATATATAGCATGATCTACATGTCCCTCTTCTGTTCCAGGTGTATTAAAATCAAACAATGTATCATTATCTGTTAATTCATTATATTCAAGATTGTCCTTGGCTCTTATTTGTGCTGATGCTAAATCTGTACTAAGTTCGCCTGACATTTCACCGTATGTTAAAACGTCTTGCCCGTAAATATAACCACTGGCTTCTGCTTGATAGTCTTCTTCACTATTATCTATTCTTCGTTGCCTGTCACTTTCTGTTACTGTACCGGATTGTCCACTGGCACCTTTGGGTGTGAGCTCTTTTACAATAGCACCTGCAATCTGTCTGTCTGATAAACTTTGAACTAGTGCCTGAGCCGCCGCCCCTGCTCGATCACTTACAATATCTTTTATAGTGGCATCATCGAATCCAAACGCATTCGCAATATCTCTTATGCTACCGTCTTTTGCCGCCTTAAATATATCAAAAAATTTCTTAGCATTTTGTAATAAACCTGCCACTTCTGCTAATGCTTTACCGCCTAAAGGTTCCCCTGGTTTGGCGGGGTCTATTGCAAAACTAGTTATATTATTTAAAGCCGCATTTCCAAATCTAACACCTTGCTCTCCTAAATCGTCTCTTGGAGGCAATAACAAGTTAATACCTAAATCATATTTGATATCTATGTTTATAATTTGATCATTTCTTCCAGTAAAGATATATTCATAGGCTCGCTTTATCTCCATACTGTTGACCCTTCTTTGTATTTCATCTGGTTCTGGAGAAAGTTCTTCTGGAATTGCCGCACCTTTAGTTGCAGGTGTTTCGAAAACCGCTGGGTGAAAAATTATTTCTTTATTATATCCTTTTCTTTTCTTATCGTATTCAACCTGTTTCACATAAGCATTAATTTTCACATCGTTAACAAATGTTTTGCTGGCATCATATTTAAATTGTCCGCTTTCATCTATCATTGTTCGTGTTAGACCATTAGTAAAATCTAGATTTCTAGCAAGTAAACTTCCTATGTAAAAATCTATTGATGTTCCTTTAGGAACTTCTATTTTTATTTTTTCAGTTTCAGGATTTGACACATCTCTTGTTGCTTCATCAGTTTGGTTTTCTGCCTGAGATCTATCGTCCCCTTCATTAATTACTTCTGTGTTTGCATCTGCTGTTGCGTCTTTGCCTCTAAATAATTTTTGATCTTTAATTATTGTTTGGCCTTCACCTGTTAAATTTTTTAAATTAAACTTATAAGTATCTAATTTGTCTCTATCTCCGGATTTATCTTTAAGATATTTGTTCCATTGTAATGTTAAATCCTGTATATGTTCGTCTATAGTTTCTCCCACAGTGGTCATTGTAGTAGGAGTCTTTGAATTTATATCTGTAAATGCTATATCATCCGCAACTGCGAATAACATATTGTATGTAGTTCCAGTACTGTCCAATTCAAAATCTACTGATTGTAAAAGTCCTTTATATCTATAAGGTCCTGCAATATCTCTTATTTGTCCTCCGTCATCTTGTTCAAAACCATCCCCTGATGCTTGGTATCCTTGAAAGTTTATCTCAAAAAAGAACGGTGCACCATCTACACCTCTTCCTGATAAAGGGGGAATCCCCAATCTGCGTCTCCCTAAAACTATCATGTCTAAAAATGTTGCCGCACCTGGTTGTTTTATCACACAACGAATGTTTTGTGTAATTTTTCCTCCCTTTCCACTAGGCACATTTACTATTTCAACATTGTCTATTAGTGTACCAGTTACACCTGTTTGTGCCAATACAACGGTATTTTCTGGCTTAGCCACATAGGCACCATTTAAAAATCCTCCTCTGGATGTTACTTCACCACCAGAGTCCGATCTTTCATCACCGTCTGTTGAATCACTTTTTACTTCAGTTATATCTTCTGTAGGAGGTATCATATACAACTTTATGTTATATGTAACATTGTCATATTGATCTAAAGGATTGGTTGGTATGTCACCTAGAAAACCGTTACTTTTTTTAATTATTTCAGCCATCGGTTATCCCATCATATTCTTTACGACTTCCGGTGACGGTATCTTTATTATAACTCCTGGTTTAAAATCGTTCAAAGGATCTTTAATAACATCAGGATTTTTTAAAGCAAATACCCACCATAATCTTGGAGTTCCATATAATTCAGTTGCTAAAATATCTGGTCTACCATTATGAGCATCTTTAATTTTATAATCTATTTCGTAGGCATCTGTAGGCATTTTAGGTAAAGAATTTACATCCAGAAATCCCTCAAATACTCTTGCATTTCTTAAAAAACTATCTCTTCTATGAAAATCTGCCATTAAATATATCCGTCTTTGTATGCTTGTCCAGTTCTTAATGTATTAAGATTAAAGTTTTTACGCAATTTGTGTGGTGTATAACTTGGGAATAGATCAAATGTCACAGTAGATTCTGTTGGTACATAGGTTGTAGTAGGCTCGTTGCCTACTTTTATTTCTACTGGAACATAATCAACATCGGGCGGTAATTCTAATGAATAAGATAATACAACCACTGGGACTTTGTTAAATCCATGATCACCTAAATACTCAAATAGCATCACTGGAGGTGGTGTACCAAATGTACCGTCAGCAACAGATTGATCACCGTAATATGCCTTTGTTACAACTCTGGCAAATTGCATCATTGCAAGATAGTATCTACCCTCGTCTATGTTATTAACTGTAAATGTTGATGTTAGTGTTAATCTAGGAGGTGTTGACATTTGATATGTATTAATTGGATAATTCATACCCTGCATTTGCTGTGAGTCATATTCTGCAGATGCTGATACATAAATCTGTGGAGTATATTGCCAAACTAATCCACCTGATTCCTTAATAGGGTTCATTATCCCATTTTTATCATCACCGTAAAATCTTTTTGCTCCGCCTCCCTTAGGCCTTAATCTTGCTCTCCAATCGTAAGTATTTACAAATCCTTTACCCTCACTAGGATTTATTGCTGTAGAACTTGCGGCCTGATTACTTTGTTGTCCTAATTGCTGTTTTAATTGCTGTTCACTTAGTTGCCTAGCACCAAATAATAAATTACTACCTGGGTTTCTGCTAGGGCCTGCATTTCCATCATAAAAGAAAGAATAGAAATCGGCGTCAGATAAACCACCTAGTAATGCTCCGGTAATTACTTTTCCACCAGGTACATTACCTAGTAGACTATTACCTACACCGCCTATTAAACCTTTTAAATAATCACTACCGCTTGGCATTTAATCTCCTTGTATGTAACTATTTATCGTATTCATTAAAACTAGTTTTAAATTGCCAGTTCTTATAAATACTTATTGACAATGCACAAGAACTGTGTATAATAACACAATATAAATGAACGATAATTTTGAGGAGAGTTATGTATGGCACAGCCAAAGAAGGTTAATTACCTTAACAACAAAGACATTCTAAAAGAAATACACAAAAGTAAGATGACTTACTGCTATGTAGCAGATGACAAATACGCAGGTTTTGACGTAATTTTAGAAGATGTTAATAAAATCAATAGAAACAGTATAAAGGTTGCTAGAGAAAACAGAGCATCACAAATACAATCAGCAGGATATCAAGCCGCAATGGCATTACATGATCCTAAAGATTATAAAAATAAACCCAAGCAAAAAGAATTTGCAATAGATCCTAAAAGTATAGATCAAGAAGATTTAATTTTTAGAGTTATGGATATGGAACATATTCCTTTAGAACCGGGTAGAAAAAAGAATCCCAGAAACGAAGCGGAAACAAAAGCAAAAGTAAACTTTCCTCCTTTCAAACATTATGCATTTATAGGCGGCGAAATTAAAGAAGTTGCTAGAAGTCATTGGCAAGGAAGTTTAAGTAACGGTGAGTTTTGTGTAGATCATGGAAGGATTACAAATAAGTTAGGTACTATGTTTTTAAAACTTGTTGAAAGGTACAGCCACAGAGCAAACTGGCGTGGTTACACTTATGTAGACGAAATGCGTGGACAAGCATTGGTACAGTTATCTCAGATTGGATTACAATTTAATGAAGCAAAATCCGATAATCCATTTGCATATTATACTGCCGCAGTTAATAATAGTTTTACAAGAATTTTAAATTTAGAAAAAAGAAATCAGATGATTAGAGATGATATCTTAATCGACAGTGGACATTTACCAAGTTACGGTAGACAGATTAAACACGAAGAAGAGATGCGTTTAATTAGAGAATCCGCACAATCTGAAAATTCACAAGACTAATTTATGGCACAACTGTTTAAGACAGCGGCCTGCTTTACGGACATACATTACGGACTAAAGCAAAATAGCCGTTTACATATAGAAGACTGTCACAGGTATGTGGACTGGTTTATTGCAGAAGCAAAAGCCAGAAATGCAGAAACCTGTATTTTCCTCGGTGACTGGAATCACCATAGAGCAAGTATCAGTGTTGCGACTATGAATGCATCTATTAAAGATTTTAAAAAATTAAATAATGCATTTGAAACTGTTTATTTTATAACAGGTAATCACGATTTATATTACAAAGATAAAAGAGAATTAAACAGTATTGAATATGCTAGAGACTTGTCTAACTTTGTAATGGTAGATGAACATTTTTTACAAGACGATGTTGCTATCATACCTTGGTTAGTAGGCGACGAATTCAAACAAGTGCAAAAAATGAAATGCAAATATATGTTTGGGCATTTTGAATTACCATACTTTAAAATGAATGCAATGGTAGAAATGCCAGATCATGGTGGTATAAACGATAAAATGCTAAGTGGTCCAGAGTATGTGTTTAGCGGACATTTTCACAAAAGACAGTTTAAAAATAATATACATTATATAGGCAATGCTTTCCCACATAATTACGCAGATGTAGATGATAACGAACGTGGTGCAATGTTCCTTACATGGGACGAAGAACCTCTTTATGTTAATTGGACAGAATGTCCTAAGTATAAAGTGTTTACATTAAAACAACTATTAGATGACCATGCCACTCTATTAGATGCATACACTTATGCAAGAGTAAAATTAGATATCAGTATCTCATATGAAGAAGCAAACTTTATAAGAGAGAAAATGGCTGAGCAATATAAAGTAAGAGAACTACAACTTATTCCTATTAAAGAAGAAGAGGAGTATGAAGGTGGCGACATTAGTTTTGAAAGTGTTGATCAAATAGTTATACAACAATTAGAAACTATAGAAAGTAATACAGTACAAAAAGATGTTTTAATAGATATGTATAATAGTATAGAGACTCAATAATGCTAAAAATAAAAAATGTATCAGCAAAAAACTTTATGAGTGTTGGCAACAACACACAGGCAGTTAATTTTGATAATTGCCAACTAACACTTGTACTAGGTCACAACTTAGACATGGGCGGTGACGGTAGCAGAAACGGTACTGGTAAAACGACTATAATAAATGCATTAAGTTATGCATTGTATGGAGATGCATTAACAAACATTCGTAAAGATAACTTGATAAACAAAACAAATGGTAAAGGAATGATTACCACTGTAGAGTTTGAAATCGAGGGTAAGTCTTATCGTATAGAAAGGGGTAGACGTCCTAATGTTTTAAAACTCTTTATAGACGGTAAAGACGCATTGGAGAACGAACAGCAAGGTGACAGTAGAGAAACACAAAAAGAAATAGAAAAAATTATAGGTTTCCCACATAACATGTTTAAGCATCTAATTGCTTTGAATACATATACTGAACCTTTTCTTGCAATGAAAAATAATGATCAACGAGATATGATTGAACAGTTGTTGGGTATAACAGAACTCTCACAAAAAGCAGAAGTACTAAAAGAAAGACAAAAATATACCAGAGATAGTATTAAAGAAGAAGAAATTCGTATTAATGCTGTAGAAGAAAGTAATAAAAGAATAGAAAAAAATATTCAAGAAATAGAAAGTCGTAGTAGAGCGTGGGAAAAGAATAAAGAAAATAAACTAATAGAGTTAGGTGAGAAAATAATTCGTATGGAAAGAATAGATATAGATACAGAATTAGAAAATCATAAGTTACTAACATCATATAAAGACCAACGTTCTAGTTTACAAACATTACAAGCAGAAGAAAAACGTACAGCAACAAGTATAACTAGAAGCTCTAAAAAATTAGAGGAACTGGCTAATAATTTAGAAAGTGCAAAAGCCGGAGTATGTCCTACATGCGAACAAGGTACTGCACATTTAGATACACACGAAAAGTACACAGCAGACTTAGAAGAAGAAATAGATAAAGAAAAAGAATATTACAAAGACATAGAAAAGATTATGACTCAAACAACTGAAGCCATAAAACAGTTTAGTAATATTCCTGCAGATCCTGAAGTATATTATACTACATTAGAAGAAGCATTAGAGCACAAACATAATGTAGAGACAATGCAATCTAATTTAGAATCTATGGCCATTGATGAAAATCCTTATATAGAACAAATAGAAGGTTTAAGAACTACTGGTATACAAGAAATTAGTTTTGAAATAATGAATGAATTAACTCATTTACAAGAACATCAAGACTTTTTATATAAACTATTAACCAGTAAAGATAGTTTTATACGTAGGCGTATTATTGATCAAAACATTGCTTATTTAAATCACAGACTTGCATATTATTTAGATAAGTTAGGATTACCTCACGATGTTAAATTTGCAAGTGATTTAGGAGTTGAGATAACAGAATATGGCAGAGATTTAGACTTTGATAACTTATCTAGGGGAGAGCGTAATAGACTTATTTTAGGACTATCCTGGTCATTTAGAGACATCTATGAAAGTCTAAACAGGCCTATGAACTTAATGTGTATTGATGAACTTATAGATAGTGGTATGGATTCAACAGGTGTAGAAAATGCCTTAGGAATACTTAAAAAAATGCACAGAGAACAAAATAAAAATATTATGTTGATATCACATAAAGAAGAACTCGTAGGTCGTGTAAATAATGTATTAACAGTTGTCAAAGAAGGCGGCTTTACTGCATATAATACGGATACGGAATATGTTACTTAATGTAAATCTCGGTAAGGATCAAATAAATTATACTCTAACGTACGAATTATTTGATCACAGAGTTGCTAAAAGAATATGGCAACGATTTAACACCCAGGAATTTAAATTATTAAGCCATGATAGATTTTACGGCTTTGGTGAATCTCGCGAAGAAATAGAAAAAGAACTTGTAAAGGATATACAGAACTTAAAAAGGCTCAAACCTGATTTATATCTTCCGGAAGATGATTTAAATTACTTGCATGAAAATTTTGTTGCTGTCCATGGTAGTTTAGATCAAAGCGAAAACGATGCAAGATATTGGCTAAGTAAATTTAATTACGACATACATCATTTAGAAAACTTCGATGTAGGACTACCCACAAGATTTATTACGACTACGGAAGATGAGGGAGAACCCTTGCAAGACTCAGACTATGACCTATTTAATAGGGATATACTAGAAAATCATTTATACATGAATTACCCTCATGTAGGTAAAGAACTAATGGGTATATATCAAAATAATGATATTAACATACCCGCAGAACAGATTATGCCTACTTCTGTTTTAAAAAACGATTTATTCGGTTGGTTCAATCCTGATAGAATATGGACGGACAGATTAGATATTGCTCAGAAAAGATTTTTATCTAAAATACACAACAAACTTCCTTATTCTATGGAAGATAAGAAACTAGCAATAGGTAAAATACCATTAGGGAAATTAACTCACGAACCAAGTAAAGACCTTATTAAGCAAAATAGATATATACATTCTATTATTGCAACACAGTAAATAGGTCCTACGGACCTTTTCAAACTACATTCAATCGTTTCGTTTCACTACACTCTTTCATTTGTTTGAAAGTTTTTTAAGTAATACCGTTATCATGTATGTTTGGGTCATAACTCACCTATACAGGTGAGAATGATGTCATCATGTGATGCCGTCGCCATCTTAACCTCGGGTGCTACTAGGAACCGGTGAGCCTTCTGTCCCCATACACTACCGTCACGAATCTCACGGAAATTATATAACCTAGGTAAGGTTAGTTATATAACTTGTAAGTTGCTTTTTCTCAGAGCTTACATCCTTTTATACTATTTGTCGTGTGTTTGTACTTTGCCGCTATACATCTCCAAAATCTCGCACCGGGTGTTTCCATTGCCGGATTGTCGAGGAGCCAGATATTCAATGCCTCTGTTGGGGCCGGTGTATAGTCCTATGTGTGCCTTGATTGACTTAACGTCTGTAATGCCATGATGTGAGTTGTTATCAGCAATTAGTTATCAGTCTGATAATGCTTCTTTCAGGATTTTTGAACCGCCTACTCTAACGTTAATAATTCCGTTATAATAGTCGTCTGTGAGTAGTACTTCTCGATCGAATTGTTCTTTGGCTTCCAAGTAACTTGCTATGCCTCTACTTGTACAAAAGTATAAAATTTCTCTTGTAAAATTGTCTTCTCCAAGTTTTTCTACGTCTGCTTTTAAATGGTCGTTGCTCCCCCAATAAGTACGCCAGTCACTTTCTTTAGTGCCACGTCTTTTATTCTTTTTGCCTTTTAAGGGAGGTTTAGTTGTTTTGAATTTGGCAAGTTTCTTACCAATATACATCATACCATTTTGGTTGTTTGTGATCAAGTATACAAATGCTTCACAGTCTTCTGGAAGTTCAGTAACTTTTTTCTTATTGTAAATCCAATCACTCATTATAAGTATTCGTTCGTTTCTGAATCATCGCCATTCTTTTGTTTATTAAAGGTAGTTAAAACATCAATAAATAATTGTCTTTCTTCTATAGAAAGATGCCATGCTTCTGTGTAAGTTATTCGGCCCTCACTATAAACAACCATTTCCATAATGTTTTTGTAAAGTGCCGATCTTTCTGTTTTTAACTTCTCTAGGAACTGAACTATTTCATCAGGTTCGGCTGTCGCTAGGAAGCCATGAAAAAATTTACAGGATCAAGAACTATACTGGTTTCAGTAATTTTATCTTCGCCGCATTCTCCATCACAAGCAAACTTCATTTCTTTTGAAATACCTTTTGTGGAAACTTTTGTGCTTTCCTCTTCAATTTTCGTTCCTATAGATGCTTCACAGTTTTCTAAAAATTCTATGATTTGATCTCTATCAGTAACTTCAACAGTTTCTTCGCCTTTTATAATAATTTTTTCTATACTGTCGCATATAAGGCTAAAATTTAATAAAGCCATTCTATTAAAGTTTTCATTAAAGATTGATAGTTTGTCCATATCATCTGGTAAATCTGCAATACTCTGTAAACTTCTTGTTGTTTGAAAATTTACAAGACCTGCTTCTATGGTGCTTCTGTATTTTACTGGTCTTAATACAACATTTAATCCATCCCACTCTACAATATTAACTTCTTCTAAAGGTTCTATTTGATCAAGAGATTCTTGTATGCTTATAACTCCTGTAAGTTCCTTATCACAGAATTTACATTTGGTACTAAGTTCCATTTCATCGCCATATGTTGCGGATTGTATTCCTAAAAGAAGTGCATCTACGTCTATATTTGTAAGTTCCTTTGGTTCTAAAACACTAGGTACACAACTTCTTATTACCTGAAGTACTGCTTCACCGTTTAATAAAGCATCTGGATTCTTCATTAGTATTTCGTCCTTTGCAGTCATAGGAAATACAGCAACTTCTCTGCTGTCTGGCAAATCTAAATCGCTTTCTGTGTTGAATAAACCACCACTAGGTAATTTCATATACAACTTTGTTTGTCTAAAATGTGCGGCTAATGGATTTGTTTCATTCGTCATAATTAAAACTCCTGTTAATTCTTTTGATAAATACTACTATGAGTTTATCTTATGATATATTTATCATAGTTAAAACAGCATATAATGGAATTTTAGTAGATGGATGAAATTAATTTAGACAACGGACAAACGGTATTACCAGATTGGGCAAAAGAAGTTACCATGAAAAAAATGGCGGCTGATATGTCTAAATTGTCAGGTACTATTAAATCCGAAAACGAAAAGTTAATAAAAGCAATTACAGGAGGTAAGGGTAGTAATAAAGATGCCAATAATGCATCTAAGGCCACAAAAGAATCCACAAAAAGCCAAGAAGAACAAAGCAAAGAAATTAAAAAAACCACTAAGGAATATGGTGCTATGAGGGGTATGTCTGTATCTCTAGGTGCGGCTGTGGGCGGTGCTATAGGCGGTTTAGTTTCAGGAATAGGAGTTCTGACTGGTGCTGTAATGGCCCTAACTACTGACACCCTATTTAAATATACAGCATCTTTAAATAGACTTACCGATGTTGGACTTAATCAGTCAGATGAATTTATGGCAACTAATTTTCGTTTAAGAACTCTTGGTATGAGTTTAGATGAGGCTACGAATTTCGCAATTAATGCCGCTGGTGCTATGCAGGCTCTTGGCGGAGAATCCGTAAATAAACTTTTAAATCAATTTCAGAACCTTACAAATTTAGGTGCAGATTTAGGTCTTACCCATCAAGACAACATAGATATTTTTAGGGAAGAAATATCTTTTGCCACAAGAATGGGTAATATTAATAGACTAGAATCAACTCAAAGACAGCAATTAGTAAACAGAACCGCAGACCTACTTAGCACCCAAATGAAATATACTGGTGTTTTAGGACAAAGTTTAGAAACTGTAAGAGCATTTACTTTAAGTTTATTAGAATCATCATCTGATTTCCAATCAAGAGTATTATTAATGAACGAGGATACCAGACAAGAAATGATCAAAGGGGCTCAAGAGTTTGTTAGTGTTTTAAGAGCCACAGGTGGAGAACTAGGTGGTGAATTAGCGGCGGCGGCCGTAGAAGCGGCATCATTTGGTGCTATTGGTTTCAGCGAATCTGCAAAACGTTTTATTACAGTATTACCAAGTTTAGCAGGTGACTTTAATAATGTTGTTGGAGGATTCAATAACCAAATGCTTGACGGGGAAGAAGCCGCAATGATGTTTACAGAGCGTCTCGGACAACTTTCAGAAGCCGAAAAGAACAGAATATTTGCAATAGCAAGAACAGGTGACGCTCAGGCATTGGTATTGGCTAAAGGCGTAATGCAGTTTGAAAAGTCTATGGAAAAAATTAATAAAGCGGGAGAAAATATTGAAAATTATGATCCAGTACAGTTTCAAAGAACCGCAAATCTGCTTGGTGGCACATTCACACAATTGATGTCATCTATTACAGCAGTAAAAGACCTGTTTATTACTGCTTTTATAAGTGGCATAGATTATGATGCCTTTAACAACTCTTTTGCCGCCTTAAGAACGTCAGTTCAATCACTTGTAGAGACACTTTTGGGAATAAAAAGAACTGGAGATGAAGTCACAAACGTTTTTGCCGACGGTCTGGCAACAAAACTGCCGATGGCTATAGATACTATGACAGTTAAAATCTTGAATTTTAACGAAAGAGTAAAACAGTTTTTAAATTCTAATCAAGGTTCAAGTATAGGTGATGTTGCAGAAAAATTAATTATGCCTGTGATTACAAAAATAACAAGTGTCTTACAAACAGAATTTTTAATTATGTTCTCAAATATGATGGACAGAATTTTACGTTTTTTGAATCCTCTTAAAACATTATCAGATGAAGAATTTGAGGAAAAACTGGACAATAGAGCAACTGTTATGAGAGAAGATGCCGCAATTAGATATACATCTAATCAAGCCAGTAAGAATTCTGCAGACGTATATAGAGATTCTACTATAGATGATGTAGTACCTAATACTGCCGGCAAAACAAATTTTGATATGATAATGGAAAGTAGAACAAATCAATATGGAGTAGCAAACCCAGGATTTTTAGGGGATCACGGCGGTCAAAGGTTCCTGCACACATCCGCAACAAGAGATAGAGAATCTAAAGTTGTCACTTTAGGTAACACAGAATTAAGTACAATAGAACAAGAAAAGTTGACTAAATTAATGGAAAGCAAAAATAGTCAATTGATTAGTCGATTACAGATGGAAGCCAGTAGAAAAGCAGATATAGGTCACGGTATTTCAGCACCTGGCGGAGGAGACTTCAAACGATCGTTTGACGAAGACGGCTCAGGCGGACGTCTTGATGATAATGAAATGAAAAAATACTTAGAAACACTTATTCTTTTAACTAGAAAACAAACTAGGACAATTGAAGAAGGCAATATGTAGCCAAGACCTTTAATAATCAGTTGACAACTTCAGATAAATAGTGTATTATAACTAAAAGGATTCTTATATGAGTTGGAAAAAGTATTTTACATCAGTCGACAACAGTGGGTTGCCACTGAACGTGACAGGCAATCAGTCTGAAACAGGACCTGGTGCGGCTTCCAGCAGATATGCTAGTTGGTTACCTGAAGTATACGCAGGTTCTCCTAACAGATTAATGAGATATATGCAGTATGACCAAATGGATAACGATTTGGAAATAAATGCCGCCTTAGATACAGTTGCAGAATTCGGAACACAAGAAGATGAATATTCCGGTTTACCTTTTGAAGTAAAATTCCACACAGATCCTACAGATACAGAAAACTCCATTATCAGCAAAACAATTAAACAATGGAGTAAATTAAACGATTTACATAAAAGAGTATTTGGTATATTTAGGAGTACTATCAAATACGGTGATCAATTCTTTATCAGAGACCCAGAAACATACAAGTTGTATTGGGTTGATCCTGCAAACGTAGAAAAGGTTATTGTAAACGAAAGTGAAGGTAAGAAAATTGAAACTTACTTTATTAAAAACTTAGAACCCTTATTTGAAGAATTAACAGCAACAAGTGTAGCAGGGTTACATGCAAGACCATACGGAAGTGGGCAGGGTCTTACTGGTGTAATGGCAGGCGTAAACAGTACAGCAAATGCATACGGTACTGGTGCAATAGACGGTGCAGACCAAGGTACTCCTGTAGATGCCAAAAACATTGTTCACGTAAGTTTAACACAAGGTATGGACCATGCATGGCCATTTGGTGTTAGTATTTTAGAACCCATATTTAAGGTTTTCAAGCAAAAGGAATTGCTTGAAGATTCTATTATTATATACAGGGTACACAGAGCACCTGAAAGACGTGTGTTTATGATTGATGTTGGTAATATGCCACCTCACAAAGCAAGACAGTATTTAGAACAAGTAAAATATGAAGTACAGCAAAAACGTGTACCTAATAAGAAAGCAGACGGCAGTGGTGTTGTAGATGCGGCTTATAACCCAATGAGCATGTTAGAAGACTACTTCTTTGCTCAAACGGCAGATGGCAGAGGCTCAAAAGTAGATACACTACCAGGCGGTGAAAACTTAGGACAAATTGATGACTTAAGATATTTTAATAACAAACTATTACGTGGTTTAAGAATACCTAGTTCTTACTTACCTACAGGGCCTGATGATGGCTCAGCGGTATACAATGACGGTAAAGTAGGTGTTGCTTATATACAGGAATATAGGTTTGCAAAATACGTAGAAAGGCTTCAAAGACAGATACAAGAAGACCTAGATAAAGAATTTAAGATGTTTTTAAAGCATCGTGGCATTGATATAGATAGTGCATTATTCAATATAGAATTCAATAAACCACTTAATTTTAGTACTTATAAAGACTTACAATT